GCTCCGCCGTCCAGACCAGCCGCTCACGATCACGCTTGGGCGTGCCCTGCACCAAGAAGATCTCCGCCCCGATCTCTAAGCGGTCGCCCGCTGCTAGTTCAGGACAATCGCTGATGCGGACATCCAGAACCACGCCGTCACTGACCAGCCGGGCTGCGCCAAACTCGACCATGCGGTCAGGGCTGCGGCGCATCACGCGGAACGCTACTTCCGGCCCAATGCCGGCCTGCTGGTAAAGCGCCGGGGTGGAGAGGTTCGGATCGCTGAACAGCACCCCAAGCGCCTCCGCAAAGGCTGTCATCACGTCCGCTTTGCAGACCGCAACACCTGCGGGCGGGTGCAGATCGGCAGCGGGTTGCTTTCGATTTCCAGCCGCACCCATTCGTCGCGGTCCCTATCCGGGATCATCCGCGCATAAAGCGGCAAGCCCACCGTGTTCACCGTCTCGAACGTATCGGCTGGGGCGTAGTAAATCTCGAACAGCCCTTCGACGCCTTCAGGATAGAAATACGCCTTATCGGTCGGCACGCCAAAGCCCAAGCCACCGCGATACCGGCGGAAGGTGATACCGCCAAAGCTGACCTCTTCACCAACGCGGCCCCGCAAATCGGCGGCAGCAGCCGTGTTGAGATAGGTCTCGCGCACCTCCTTATGGGCCACGAGGTCCGAGAAAAAGGCCGAGCCGCATTCAGCGCGCAGCTGCACCGCCCCAGCCGCAAGGCCGCCCAGTGTGTCCTCAACGCTCTCGATCAGCGCCTGGCAGCGTTTGCGCAGCGCGCCTGAGCCCGGTGTGGCGTTGTCGAGATCGAAGTCGACCTCTGCCGCAGGCGTGATGTTGAACTCGGTATAGTAGTTGATCACCGTCGCTCCGTCGCGCGGGTCCTTCACCACGCCCTGAATGCCGTTGAAAAGATGGAACTCAAACGTGGCCTCAGCGTCATTGCGCAGCCGCCCCAGCTTGCGCGCCACCTCGGTCTGCACCTGTTGCACGGCCGTTTCCGAGCCAAAATCACGGATGCCCTGGATTTCCGAGGCCCAGAGCACATCCTGCTTTTTGAACTGGCGCACAACAAAGGCGCGCATGTCTCGCCGCTCGGGGATCTGGCTCTCAAACGCCGACCCGCGTTCGGAGAACGGGATCAGCTGCAATGTGCCATCCCGACTTTCGATCATCACGCTGCGCGTGCGCACACCGCGGCTGCCGAATAGCCCCGCTCCCGAGAGGATCGCGGGCTTGAAGGGGATGTTTTCGAGTGCGCGGGTCAGTTCGATAATGGAGAAGGCGTCGCCTTCAAAGATGTCCATGGTGGCCACAGGGTGCCTCCTTTATGTTTTGGGGATTTTGGTAAAGCCGTGCTCAGGCTCAGCGCAGGATGATGCCAAGCGCGGCCAGAGCCGTGGTGGCAGTGGTGATTTGCGCCTCGGTTGCGGCCTCAGGCCAAACGATCTCGTGACGGTTCGCGATGGCCGGACCGCGCAGGATCACGACCCCGGGCGCGTCAACTTCGGTGGCATCGACATCAGCCCAAAGGATGCCAGCCGCATTCTGGCTGCCGTTGGTGGCTCCGGGGGTCAGCAATGTGTATTTGCCACCCGTGGTGATGCGGCCCAGTACGGTGCCGGGTGCGAGTTTGCCTGCGCCCGAGGCGAGGGTGATGGTTTCGCGGGTGTAATCGCGCAGCACTTCCCAGATCAGGAAGCCACCTGTGTGTTTGCCCTCAGTGAGTGTGGTCATGGTTTCAGCCTTTCAGTTTAAAGGTGCGTGCGATGACATCGCCCCAAGGGCGCGTCGTCGGGTTTGGGCCGGGTTGCGGGTGATGCGAAGTGATCTGCGGCTCGGCTTCGGCCTTGGCGGCCAGAAGCTTTGCGCGCACCTGATCAAGGTTGGCATCGTCCTCAAGAAGTCGTCCTGCCATTTGCGGCTGGCCTGCAAGGCGGCAGAGATCAATGACCGCTCGGGCATGCGCGATTGCCTCGGTGCGGATAGCAGCCGCGTCCAGTGCTGCGTTGGCAGCAGCAACGCGGCCCTCCGCCCCGCTCGACAGGGTGTTTTCGTCTGCAACACCCTCTCTTTGTCCCCTTGAGCACGATGGATCGTCGGTTGCGTCCACCACATCAACGTTCCCGGCGGGAACCTTGGTCGCAGGATCTGGTACGGGTGCCAACACATCGCTGCCCACAACATCGTTGTCGCCTGCAACGATGTCCGCGGCTGCGATGTCGGCCTCCGATGCAGCACTATCTGCTTCAATCGCCTCAACCAGTTCCGGCGGTGCATTACGGAACTGGCCAATATTGAAGCTGGCAGCAATACGCACCGGCTCTGCCATGCGGGTGGCAAGCCCTGCCTCTAATGCATCTTTTGCATCAAACCAGGTCTCTGCGGCGAGCAATGCTGCAATCTCCGCCTCTGGCTTACCCGTTTTCGCCGCATATCCACGTGTCATGCTGGCTGCGATCTTATCGAGCGTCCCCGCCATGTCGCGCATATCGGCCGCTGTGCCCATGACAATACCGCTTGGGTCATGGATCATCATGAAAGCGTTTTCCGGCATGACGATCTCATCGCCCGCCATAGCGATGTAGCTTGCGGCCGAGGCAGCGATGCCATCGATCCAGACAGTGATATGGCCTGCATGACGGCTCAGTGCATTGAAGATTGCAACCGCATCAAAGACTGACCCGCCGGGGCTGTTGAGGCGCAGATCAATCGGCGCGTCATCCGGCAGCGCGCCCAGCTCGGCCAAAAAGCCCTTGGCGCTGACGCCGTAGGCGCCGATTTCGTCATAGATCAGCACTTCCGCGCCCAAAGCCCGGGCGCGGATGGTGTACCAACTCTTCATGGTGTCACTCCTGATTGGAGGCGGGCCCGGTCGCTGCCGCGTCATCGCCATTGTTTTGGTCTGCCCCATCGTCTGCTCCATCATCCGGATCAGGACGCCGCGCCGGTGTAGCCCGCGCGCCTTGCGTCTCTCCGGGGCTGGTGCGGTAGACGAGCCCCAGCTGCTTGGTGCGCGCGGCATCGGCTGCGTTTTCGCGGTCGACCTCTTCCACGTCGTAGCCGGTGGCTTCCACCACCTTGCGCCGCGATGTGATGCCGGCCTCCATCGCCAGCACCTGTGCCTGAATGTCTTTGAGCGGATCGACCCAATCCCAGCGTGGCGGGATCCATTGCACCATGCGCGCAGCCGCCGGATCAGGCAGATCCAATCGACCTACCAGTTGCGCCGCTTCCAGCCAGCGCGCCCAGACGGGCCGGCAGAGCTGATATGCGATTACTCCGTGTTGCAGCTGCTGTACGCGGCGGCGAAACTCCACCAGTTCCGCGCGTAAGCTGGAATAGTTCGCCTGGCGCACATCACCAGTCACCAGATGGTACGGCAAGCCCAATGAGGCCGAGACAGCCAGCAACGTGCGATACTGGAACGCTTCATAGCCGCCACCCACATCAGCGGGGCTGGAGAACTTCACATCCTCACCGGGCAGCAAGACCTGCATCGTGCCAGGCTCAAGGCTCGCCATCGCTGCGCCATCAAGGTCCGCCTCACTCTCGCCCATCATCGGGTCTTCGGGTGCTGTCTTGGTGATGAAGCCTGCGAACATTGCTGCGGTCTTCTTACGGTCAAGTTCTGCGTCATCATACTGATCGAGCAAGAACAGCCGTACCATTGCGGGTGCCACATGCGGCAGGCCCCGGATCTGGCCCGCATCGATGGGGCGGTAGATGTGCAGCACATCCTCGGCCGCCACGCGCACCGTTTCGGGCACGGCGACACGCTGATCCGTGCTGTCACCCGGATGGCTGCGGCGGAAGTGATAGGCTACCCGCCGTCCGATCAGGTCAAACTCGATCCCGCAGCGGATGCGATTGCCATTTGCGGCCATGTCCGTCTTCTCAAACGGCAGCATCTCCGATTGCAAAAGCTGCATCTGCAGTGGGACAAGCAAGCCATCCTCGGCCCGCCGTGGCCGTAAGCGCACAAAGCACTCGCCCGCGACAAACATCTCGCGCGCCACCATGGCCTGCAACCCATAAAAATCCGTCAGCCCGTCAGCATCGGCCTCGTCCGTCCAGGCAAGCCACAGCCGCTGAACACGGTCCCGAAGGCCTGCATCCTCAATCAGCGACGAGGGCTTGATACCGTCGCCGACAATATTTGACGCAAAGGCCTCACAGGCATTTCCCGCATAGCCATTGGTCACCACCAGTTCCCTTGCACGCGCCAAAAGGCGCGGTCCACCTGAGGCCACCAGCGAGTTAATGTTTTCCAGTGGCGGGTTCCAGCTTCGCAACCGGCGTTGTGACATCGCCCCCTCAAGACGCGCACGCACGGCTGCCGGGCCGACCCCTCGCGCGGGACGGCGAAACCTGTCAAACAGCCCCATGGATTACAGCCCCTTGGATGTGGTGATGCGCACCTGCCTGACGATGCGCCGCCCCTCGAGTGTGGCGATTTCGCGATCCAGCGCCTCGATGGCCCGGTCGATCTCCGCCACGCTGCGGTAATCAACGGTCTTGCCGTCATAGCTGACGCGGGCGACTCCGGAGGAT